CCCCCCTTATGAATTCCCGAAACCCCAAGGAGCCCCCATGAGCAAGACAACCGCAGTCGCAACGCTTTACACCAAGGGTGAAAGCCGCGACGGCCAGACCGCTCTCGCATTCTCGGCGGACTACGCCGACGAGCGGAACAAGGAATGGTCAAAGTACACGCCTGCACTGTCCGTTCAGATGACCGTCCTCGACTCCGTAGCCGAGCAGTTTCAGCAGGGCGGCCGCTACCTGCTTACCTTCGAGAAGCAGGACTAAGGCAGTGCACCGCGAGCACATCTGCACAGCCATCATGTCTGCTGCTCAAGGCGGGGCAGTCGCAATCTTCGCCGAGAACCTCAATCAGGCTCAGCGCCTGCTGAGCGACGTCGAGAACGTGCTGCCAAGCGACAGCGTAGAGAAGATCAGCCGGGTCAACGGCCGGCACGCGATCTATCTCCACGGTGGAGGCAGCATCCGCTTCATATCCACTCGCCAGAGCGCTCGTGGCCTGTCCCTGGACAGGGCATTCGTTCCCATCACCACTGACGGCGACACCTTGGCGGACATCCTCCCGTCGCTATGCGCCAGCCAAGAGGGCGTCCTCACAGGCTACTGATGAGGTGCAAACTGTTCGGTCATAAGCCAGTCTGGGCATTTCGTCGGTAGCTCATGGCACCCGGACCTGTACGTCAAGGTCTGTTCCCGCTGCGGAATCGAACTGCACGACTGATCCAAGGAGGTGACCATGGCCCGCAAACGCCGCAGTTACTCCAAGGAATACAAGCAGGAAGCCGCCCTCCTTGTCCTGAACACCGGGCGTGCGATCGCCGATGTCGGCCGCGAGCTGGATGTCCCCGAGCAGACTCTCGGCCGCTGGGTGTTTGACGCCCGCGAGGCAGCCGGCGAAGACCCTCGGGCCCCGCGCCAGGTGAACTTCACGGCCACTCCCCCGCCGGACCCGATAGCGTTCGCAGTCTTTGATGGCCCGTCACTCCTCGAGGAAGTCCGCGAAGCCATCGCCAAGATGGAGACGCTCGACCAGGACAAGGGCCTGATCGCGCTCGCCGAACGGTACGCCCACATGATCACTGAGGTTGCTAAGACCGGCGGCCGTGAGGCGGTCTCCGTGATGTACCTCGGCCCGCACCTTTTCAACATGCTCAAGGAACTGGGCGGCACCCCGATGCAGCGCGCAGGCCTCGGCAAGCCCGGCGGTGAAAAGAAAAAGAGCCGGCTGGAGCTTCTGCGCGGAGGACGGGAGACGGGCTAAGCGATGGTGAACGCAGCTGGCAGGGAAAAACTGTACGGCTGCGAAGTGCCCCGGATCTACACCCCGGAGCGGCGCGAGCTGACCCGGGAAACGTCCAAGGGCTTCGAGTGCATCGAGTTCGCTGAGCAGGTTCTGGACATCAAGCTGTTCCCCTGGCAAAAGTGGCTGCTGATCCACGCGCTGGAGCTGAACGAGGACGGGTCCTTCCGGTTCCGGACAGTGGTGCTGCTGGTTGCCCGCCAGAACGGCAAGTCCACCCTGATGCAGGTCCTCGCCTTGTGGCGGATGTATATGGACGCTGCCAAGCTGACGATCGGCACCGCCCAGAACCTGGACATTGCCGAGGAAGTCTGGCGCGGCGCGGTCGAGCTGGCGGAGGGCGTTCCGGATCTCGAAGCCGAGATTGAACGGATCGACAAGACCAACGGCAAGAAGGCGTTGGAGCTGACCACCGGTGAACGGTACAAGGTTCAGGCTGCCAACCGCCGCGGCGGCCGTGGTCTGTCCGCTGACTTCGTGATTCTTGACGAGTTGCGCGAGCATTCGAGCTGGGATGCCTGGGCGGCGATCTCCAAGACGACGATGGCCCGCCTGTTCGCGCAGGTCTGGGCAGTGTCTAACGCCGGCGACGCATCATCGATCGTGCTGCGGTTCCTGCGGAACATGGCGCACATGGCACTGGGCAACCCGGACGGGCTGGAAGACGTCGTCGTGCCGCAGCTGGACGAGGACGACGAGTCCGACGCCGACTCGCTGGGGCTCTTTGAGTGGTCGATGGCTCCGGGCATGTCGATCTGGGACCGTCACGGCTGGGCGCAGGCGAACCCCTCGCTGGGCTGGACGATCACCGAGAAGTCCATTGCAGCTGCTGTGAAGGGCGAGCCGGAAGGCATCGTCCGCACCGAAGTGATGTGCCAGTGGCTGGACACGACGGCGGACGGACCGTTCCCCCCTGGCCGGTGGGAGAAGGGCGCCAACAAGGCGTCACGGATCGAAGGGAAGTTCGCGTTCTGCGTGGACGTCTCCCATGACAGGACCACGGCGCACATCGGCATTGCCGGATTCGGGCCCAGCGGCCTGTTGACGGTGGCCGTCGTCGCCTCGCGTGCCGGCACGGCTTGGGTGAAGAACTGGTTCACGACGATCCCGGAGGGCCAGGCAGTGGCGCCGAAGGACAACCCGGACATGGTCGGGGTGACGCTGCAGGCGAACGGCGCTCCGGTTTCCTCGCTGCTCGCCGAGCTGGAAGCCGTCGAAGGACTCAACGTGATCCCCTGGGCGGGCGCTGACCTGTCCCGCTGGACCGGCATGTTCTACGACCGCGTCCGCGGCATCGAAGAAGACGAGGATGGCAAGCCCATCCCACCGGAAGAAGTTGTACCTCTGATCGAACACCGTGGCCAGCCGATCCTGAACGTTGCGGCAGCAACCGCCGTCGCGAAGCCGTCCGGAGACGCGTTCTTCTGGGACCGCGCGAAATCGCCCAACGACGCGAGCCCGCTGGTGGCCGTAACCGGCGCCGCCGGCGCGTTCCTGGTCCACGGGACGGTCGAGCCAGAGACCAGTAACTATGAAGACGATGACCTGATGGTCGTATAGGAGGTGCCCATGGAGTGGATCGCACTTCTGCTGCTCGTTGCACTGGCCGCCCTCGTTTGCGCGGGGCTGTGGAGCATCCGTCCATGGCGGCTTGTGCAGGCCCGCAGGGTGGTTGTGAACCTTCGGTCCGGCCAAGCCATCCAGGGCCTGCTGGTCCGCCAGTCCGGGCCGCTCCTGTTCCTCGCCGAGGCCGAGCTGCACGAGGGCAACAACAGCCCTGTCCCCCTTGACGGGCAGGCCGTCATCGAGCGGCCGACCGTCGATTTCATTCAGATGCTTTAGGAGGCGGTGATCCATGGCGTTCGTCGTCTCACAAGGCCAGCTGGCCGTACTGTCCCAGCCTCGGGTGGATGTCCGCACACGGCTGGCCATCACCAGCGATTACACCGCCGAGTACGCCAAGATCTGGGAGTCACACGGCAGCGTCCAGACGGTGATCAACTTCCTGGGCCGCAACATCGCTTCTCTCGGCTTGCACCTTTTCGAGCGGCTAAATGACAGTGACCGGCGGAGAGTCAGGACCCACCCCGTTGCACGGCTGATCTCCAGGCCGCATCCCCGGGTGACCAGGTACACGTTCTTCGACACCCTGGTCCGCGACGTCGGCATTTTCGAACGCTTCCTAGCGGTGAAGGTCAAGCTCAACGAAGGCACGACCGGCGGCCTGGTCAGGATCGCTCCGCCGATGTTCAAGCCGGTCGGAGGCGACTGGATGTTCCCGGACGCGTTCGAAATAAGGGGCGAAAAGGGCCGAAAGGTCATCCCTGCCGAGGATTGCGTTTACATCCTCGGGTACTCCCCCAACGGTGACATCGGCGGGGTCTCCCCGATCGAGTCCCTGCGGGCGATCCTGGCTGAAGAGTACGAGGCGGCGCGTCAGCGGACGCAGGCTTTCCGCAACGGGGCCCGGGTCAACGGCTACATCGAGCGACCAAAAGAAGCGCCGGGATGGTCCAAGGAAGCCCGGGACCGATTCCGGGCTGGTTGGCGTGGGCAGTACGGTGGCGGCGGTGGTTCGGATGCTTACGGCACTCCGATCCTTGAGGACGGCATGAAGTTCGTGCCGGCCACCCAGACGTCGAGGGATCTCCAGTACATCGAGTCCCGGAAGCTGACCCGTGAGGAAGCAGCTGCGGCGTACTTCATCCCACCTCCCATGGTCGGCATCCTCGACCACGCGACGTTCTCCAACGTCAAGGAACAGCACAAGCACCTGTACCAGGACACGCTCGGCCCATGGCTGCAGCGCATCCAACAGGAGCTGATGCTGCAACTGTTCAGCGACTTCCCAGACACCGAGAACCTTTACCTTGAGTTCAACCTGGAGGAGAAGCTGCGCGGTAGCTTCGAGGACCAGGCGGACCAGCTGCAGACCGCTACCGGTGGCCCGTGGATGACCCGGAACGAGGCCCGTGGCATGCGGAACCTGCCGGCTATCGAGGGCGGCGACAATCTGATCGTCCCGCTGAATGTGATCACTGGCGGCCAGGCATCACCCACGGATTCCGGAACTCAGAACATCTCTTCGGCATATGTGCAGGCGATCAAGTCCGCGTCTACCGAGTATGAGATCAAGGCCCCGGAGGAGATCCCCGAGGACCATCAGAAGGCAATGGCTGAGGTGTTCTCGAAGTTCTTCGCACGGCAGCGGCGGGCCGTCCTGTCAGCAGCTGGCGCCAAGGCCCCCTGGGCGGC